ACCGCCCCAACTTGATTACTCTGGAAAAGGTTTTTCTTACAATGTGGGATGCGTAAAAGACGCCTACTTTAGCCCAAAAGCATCTTTCCACCAGTTGCTAGTTAAAGATGCTTCAGGCTCTATCCAAGATAAGCCTGTCAAGGTAACGTCTTCGTCCCAGCTTTGGTCAGCAGCGGGAAAAACAAAAGGGATGATTAGCCTTTTTATCCCGGCTAACCCTGACATTACGATGGACGCTGTTACGCCTCCCGCAGACAGCGCTCTCAGCCCTTCTCAGTGGGAGCAGTACTCTTTCCAATTCCACTACAACCCTACGAGCATTAGCATGACGTACTCTGGAACTCCCCCTGTTGACGTAGGGCTTATAGTTTCAAACAATGACCCGTTTAACCTTTTGGGTCAGAACGGTAGTCAGAGCACAATTGATTTTGACCTAGTTCTAAATAGGGTTTCTGATTTTAAGTATTACGGTACTGACGGCAGGATTAAGTCTGAGTATAGAAATTCCAATATTTATTCTCCTAGGATGCCTAAAGATGCTGCCGAAGAAAAAGAAATTTACAACAAAGGAACCATGTATGACGTTGAGTTTTTGCTTTCTACTGTCATTGGGTTTAAATCAAACACGTCTTTGCGCGGGACTACCGCCGACCTTGGGTGGTTGACGGGTAGACCTGTAAAACTTAGCCTTGGAAAATCTTTGCAGTATGTTGGAGCCATTGACGGGTTTAGTGTTAACCACACAATGTTTGATGTCCGCATGGTCCCCATTTTTAGTACGGTAAAGATAACTATGAAGAGAGTCCCTGACTTTGCTGGATTGGCGTAATCATGATTTATAGCGATAGTCGTTACGCAGATGGCAACCTTTATTCTGCATGGAATTTACGAAAAAATGCAACGGATGTTTTTGTTTCCCGTGTTTTTCCCAATAATCGAGCAGAATACTTTTTGTATGTTTGGAAAGAAGCGGACCGAATTGACGCCGTTGCTTACCGGTTTTTTAAAACCCCCGCCGTTTGGTGGAAAATTATGGATTACAACCCCGAAATTCCGAATCCTTTTGACATCCCTGTAGGAACAGTGCTTAGGATTCCGCATGTCCGTTAAAAAGTTTGGAAGTAACCACGCAAATAACCCCACGTTAAAAAACCGCAAGGGCACAACCTTTAAAGTCGTGTTCCCTACAATGCCATCTTTAGTAACAGAAGCTAGGCGTGTAGAACTCCACCAAACCCAATACCAGCATGACATCTTGATTCTTTCATTTAAAACTACCGGTTTTAAATGGTTTTCAGATATTCCTACCGGATTGCCTATAAAGTTTTCTTGGAATCAAGCTGGGCTAACAAAAGACTGGTACGGTTACGTTTCCTTTGTTTCTAGAACAAATGCTTCTCAGCAAAAGTTTCAGGAAATGGAAGTCCACTGTGTCGGAGCTTCGTTTCCTCTAAAGGAACGCGCAAATAAGGTTTTTAATAACTCAACTATTCCCGAGGCAGCTCGGGCTATTGCTTCTCAATTTAACCTTAACTTTGTTGGAGACAGTCACCCACGGAGATTCCCTCAGTTGGTAATGGCAGGACACTCTTACTGGGAATGGCTTGCCGAACAAGCAAAGCGTATTGGGTTTGTTTTACGCGTAGACGGCACCAACATGTATTTTCGTCAAATTGATAAGTTTGTAGACTCAAAGATAACCGCTGCGCCAATCCTTTATGCCGGTGATGCTCCCACCCTTTACAAGAATGGCTATTTGGAACGAACCCTCGATAAGTTTGTCGTTCAGCGAGGAGACTTTGTAGAGTCTGGGGTCAATCAGCGAACAGATAAGTCTGTGGCTGGTGTAGACCCCATGACCGGGGAAACCATATCCAGCAACTACAGCCCAAAAAATGTTGGGGATAATCTTCGCACGTCCCAAAGTGACGTTCTTTTTTCTGAGTTTCGTTCGGACCAAGTTGTGGGTAGTTACTCTGAGTCTGAGTTGATGTCCGAAGCCGCTGCACAGTTGTCTCGACTTACAATGCCAGCAAAAGTCCACGCTCAGGGGGACCCAAGAATTGAACCCTACACTCCCGTGCATGTTATGGGAACGAGTGACCTTACGGACGGCTACTGGTTGGTTCGGGATGTGGTTCACATTTTTAGAAAGTATGACGACTACATTGCTATGATGACGCTAGTCACTGATGGTACAGGGGCTAATCAAGTAACCGCGTTTAGGGGACGTCAATCGCCTACAATTAGTACTGTAAACATCGGAAGTTTAATTAACGACAGTGCGGGAGTTAGCACACTTAATACTCGTAGAAATACAGAACTAGTGCAATTGACTCCCTCAATCATCCCAGCAGAACAAGGGTTTAAACGCAGTCCTGCACTTTGGACTACAAGAGGAGTGTAATGTTTGAGCAACAATTGAAGTCTTACGAGTCAGCTATCTCGCTTCCATTTCGGATTACTCCTCAAGGAAATATTGCTAAAGCCATGAGCCAGTCCGAAGTTTGGCAGGACCGGGTAAAAACTGGGATAAACACTCGACTTGGTGAGCGCGTAATGTTTTCTCGTTTTGGAACAGATATTGCAAACTATGAATGGTCAACGGTATCCGACATTGAAAATGTTGTGATTACAGAGGTTGAGAATTTATTTACTTCAACATTCCCAACGTTGACGTTAGACCAAGTGACAGTTGAATACGACGAAATAAACAACAGAGTGTTGGTAGACGTTGAGTACTCCACTCCTAATTTGGATAAACTTACTAACACCGTTGGAATGGCAGTTGTTTCTGGTAACTTGCCTATTTATGAGGAGAACCGATGACTGACCCAATAACTGCGCCAATCTTACAAACACCCCTTCTTGTAGATTATACAAACCGCGATTTTTATGCATTACGCGACCAACTTATCCAGCGCGTTAAAGACCGCGTAAATAATGGCTCTGGATACTCGTGGTACGGAAATGATGAGTCTGACTTTGGTCTTGCTCTCATTGAAGCGTTTGCTTATATGGGAGACGTCGTCAGCTATTACACTGACCGAGTAGCCAATGAGGGAAACCTGCTAACCGCATCCCAGCGCGAAAACGTCTTAAACCTTGCGTATTCTTACGGCTACGTTCCTCTGGGGTATAGGTCCGCCTCTTGTACTGTGCAGTTTACGAACACCAACGTAGGAACCACAACCAGCATTCCTTCGGGGACCCAGTTGCGAGCAACTATTACGAACAACGATGTCGTTGAACAGGTTGTGTTTACAACTGATGCTGACGTGTCGTTTGCTACTTCAACAAAAACGATTACTGGAGTATCGGCTAGCAGTGGCACGGTGACATACACCTCAAACACCCACGGTTTTTCTCAGGGTGGGCTGGTCACAATTACCGGGATGAACCCGTCTGATTACGATGTAGCCAACGCCGTAATTACAGCGGTTGCCACAAATACTTTTAGTATTTCTAGCAGTGCTACGGGGTCGTATGTAAGCGGTGGAACTGCTGTATACGCCCCAAGAAGTGTTAGTACTACAGCAAGTCACGGAGAAAATGTAGCGTCACGCTCCGCAAACTCCGCCGCTTCCCCAGATATTTCCGGAGAAACTATCGGTGTTTCTGACGGAACTTCTAATCAAATTTTTCAATTAAAAGAAACATCTGTTGTAGATGGCTCTGTAGAAATTTTTGTTGTCACAGGTTCTGGGATTGGCACCGAGTATGGTCAATGGACAGAAGTTACGCACTTAACGGACTACGGTTCTTCAGACTCTGTTTTCCGCACAATCAAAGGTTCTAACAATACCGTTTATGTTCAATTTGGAGATGGAATTTCTGGTGCCATTCCAAATAACCTGTCAAGAATCAAGGCACGGTACGTGTATGGAGGGGGAACTGTTGGCAATATCCCCGCAGGAACTCTGGTGTCATTTAACTCTGGTACTTTTAGTGGCATAACTGTCACTAACACAACCCCGGGTTCTGGGGGGTTGGACCCCGAAGGACTTGACGCAATTAGAACTAAAGCTCCTCAAGCTTTTGCTGCACTAAACCGGGCTGTCAGCCTTACTGACTACGAGGGATTGGCGCTTCAAGTAATTGGTGTGGGAAAAGCAAAAGCGGTTGCAGATACGTGGTCTTCCGTAACCCTGTACCTTGGACCGGACAGTCAGGACCCTACGGACCCGTACCCCGGTAAAAATCTAGCTAACTCCGCTGTGCTGGGGACGTGGACAACGCTTCAGCAAGAAGTTATTGCTGAGCTAACTCCAAAACTTTTGTTAGGAAGTTCTCTCACAGTGTCTCCCCCTACGTACACAGACGTTTACGTGGGAGTTCAATATAGTAAAACAGACCAAGTAACAGACGCGCAAATTGTCGAATCTATTAAGCAATACCTAAACACGTATTACTCATATACGTCTACTTTTTTTGGTCAAATTATTCACCCTGAGGAACTTGAGTTTATTTTTAGGTATGTGCCCGGAATTCAAAACGTCTGGGTAACAGAGCTTCGTCGAGGCTCGGAATCCGGAGGAAGTTTAAGCACTCTTGTGGGTACCTCTAGTGAGATTTTTGTCTTTAATTCGGACCGCACCACAGTAACC